CGTGCGAGGCGGAGGCCTCCGGGTGTGGGTTTCCGTCCGCTGCGGCGGTCGGTTCTCGTCGGATGAGGGCCGGCGCCGGCGACCTGGTGGCGGGCAAGCTGGGGCCAGATACGAACTGTTTGAGGCGGGCAGAAAAACGAGGCCCCAGGATGGCCGTACAGCCTCTCCTGGGGCCTGGGGTGACCTGGGGGGCACCCCTCTGGTCAGCTAGAGGATTGCTCCCAGCTGGGCCGGTGCTCGGCCCGGTAGATGTATTGGGGCTTGAGTTCGCCGGAGATGTGTGCGCAATATTCGCAAGCCAAGGGTGCCGAGTCTTGAATGACGCCGGCGTCTTTCTTCTGGTATCCCTTCACGACCCAGCCGGCGGTGTCCCAAACTAAGCTGTTGGGCTTGTTGCACTCCCGGCAGTGGAAGCTAATGAATATCTGCATGGCTACTTCCTCCCGTTGACCTTGGCCTTCTTCTCGGGCTGCCAGGTCCACTGGCAGTAGCTGCCGTCTGGGTTGGTGCCGGGGCAGTAGAGGCCGCCGCGCTTGGACGGCCGGGCTCCGTTGTGTTTGGGGCACGCCGGCTGTTGTGCATCCCCCGCGGGGACCGGCGCCGGCGGAGCTGCGGCCTGCTGTTCTGTGTGGTGTAGCTTCTGGATATTGCTGGCCGGCGGCGCGGCGACCTTGGCCTCGCCCCACAGGGTCTTGAGCTGCTGGGTCAGGTGGATGTAGAGCTGGCTCTGGGCGATCTTCCAGTCCTGGCCGGCGTCCAGGCCGGCCTCGGCGCCCAGCTCGATGGTCTTCCAGCATTCCTGGCCGGGTAGCTGCTTGGACAGTTTAACCGATGCGTTGATGGTGGTGACGTTCATGGCTTAATCCCTCCTGTGTTGTGGTATTCTTTGGCGGATGGGGAGGGTGGCGGGGAACCAACCTCCCCGGAGGCCCCTAATCTCCCTGTTGAGGGTGCTCAGGCTGCCTTGCTGGTGGCTTGGGCGCTCTCTTTTTGCCCTAGTAGGCTGAGGCCGTAGGCCTCCATGTGGTCCAGGTACAGCCAGACCGCCAGGCGGTGCTTGCACCAGCCGAAGGGGGCTTTGGTGCTGTAGTCTGGGCAGGTGCAGCCGTGCTCCAGGTGGACGACGTAGTAGATGCCTGGGTGGGTGCAGCTTGCTACTTGGAAGTAGCCCTGCATTGGGCCGGTCTCCCCGATGGCCGGGTAGGTGACCTGGTTGGGGACCATCTCCAGGGCGGCGGCCATGCGGAAGTAGAGGCCGGCGGTGGACTTGGGATCCAGGGCGTGAACCCAGGGGTGGGAGTGGGCGAATCGTTCTTGCATGGTGGTTACCTCCCTCTTGGTGTTTTGTAGGGGAACAGCAGCTCCAGGAGCTGCCGGATGACCGGGTAGTGTTGCCAGATGTTCTCCCTGAGTTTCATGGCTAGCAGAAGCACCAGGGAGAGGCCAGTTCCCCTGGCGCGGTGAGGAACACGAAGGTGAGTAGGAGAATGATGGTGATCTTGACCTTAACCATGGTGGACTCCTTGTGCCCCGGCCCCTTATTGGGCCTGCAGGCTGAATAGGGCGGGCTGCTCTGAGACCAGGTGGGCTGCCCCGCGGCGGATGTGGGTGGCCTGGTTAGACTGACGCAGGGTGCGCTGCATGGCCAGCCGGGCCAGGACCGGGCGGCACCACCGGCAGGAGGGCTTGAGGCAGTTGCACGAAGCTGGAACTAACACGGGACACCCCCAACGCCTAACTACCCTGGCCGGGTGAGCACGGCTGTGACCGCACCCCCTGGCCCCGAAGGGGGTGCCTGAGCACCACCCCCGGCGGGCGCACCCCCAGCGCAGCGGCCCAGGAGGGAGGCGCAAGGACGGAAGGCGGGCGGTCGCCGCAGCGCCGCCCGGCGCGCGCCGGACGGGGGCCAGGGCGCCGATGCGACCTTTAACCCCCCGAAGGGACATTAAAAAAGGGGCGCCCTGGCCCCCGTGCCGGTTGCCTTGCGGGGAGGGGATGGGTGGGGTGGGGGCCGGAAGGAATGGGCTGCTAAGCTGATCCGCGCCCGCCGGGGGGGAGGCTGGGTGGGGGTGCCGCCCGCAGGCGGCTTCAAAGTACCTTGGCGGAGCGCATGGCGCGATCCCGCGCCCGCCGAGGGCGTTTACCCCGGGGGCGGGGTCGTGCCCTACGCCCGCAGGCGTTCAGCCCAGGCGGGTACCAGGGGTTGCACCCCTGTGTCTACGCCCGCAGGCGTTTACTCTGGGGAGGGGTTGGGTGAGAGGGGGGCTGTGTAGCTGGGATTCGACAGATTCGACGGTCTGGTTAGATGAACAGCTTGAGGCGGGTGCCCTTGAGCTTGGAGTGGAGGGCGTAGCGGGTGGCGTCCATGAGGTCGTCGTCGACCTTCACGGGCTTATCGGTGAAGATGCCGGACTGATCCTTGGTCCAGGCGTAGCCCTCCACCTCTTCGATCCAGTTGACGCAGGTGCGGAACACCTTCAGCCTGCCGGTGCCCAGCAGGTCGGCTACGGTGTCGATGCCGGCGAGGACCTCGTTGCTGGCGGGCTGCAGCGGGAGGCCGAGGCGGCGCATCTCGGCGGAGTACTGGGCGCCGGCGGGATCGTCGTAGAACGCGGGCACGGCGGCGGCGCCGAGGGCCATCATCGCCTTGTGGTGGTCAGCCATCAGCTCTGCGGAGGCGCGGTACTCCTGGTACACGTAGTGGATTCCGTCGGGGGCCTCGGCGACGAATACCGACGCCGTGGGATGGTTGAAGCCGTAGTCCAGGCCGCCGAAGCGGGGCCAGTCGCCGGGGATGGCGAAAGGGTCCATCAGGTGCTTGGCGTCGTCCCACTGCTTGTAGATCATGCCCTCGGGCCGCTCGAAGCCGCCCTCGTGCATCATGCGGAAGCGGGCCGGGTCCATGGTGCGGCGGTTGCGCTCCATGACCTCTTTCGGGTACTTGGGGTTGGCCACGCTGGGGAACTGGCTGACGAGGTAGTCCTTGTCGCCGCGCTGCCAGCGCTGGAACACCTCTTTGAAGAGCCAGCCTCGGTTGTAGGGCGTGGTGGTGAGGAGGACCTGGCCGGCGAGGAAGCCGACGCGCCGGCTGACCGTCTCGAACGCTAGCTTGGACATGAGGCCAGCCTCGTCCATCCAGGCGCCGGCCACGTGGACGCCTTCCATGCTGGTGGGGTTGTGCGCCGAGACCAGGTACACGGTGCCCAGGGCGCTCTCGATGTAGCCCTCGGTCTTGCGGTAGGCCGCGCGGGGGTCTACGTACTGGAGGAGCTGGAGCAGGCCGGGGCGGCCGGGGCCGGAGCGCAGCAGGTTGCGCTCGACCATCTCCTCGGTGGGTTCGCAGGCCAGCCAGGCGTAGCCGACCTTGGCCATCATCCACTTGAGCAGGGTGACCATGCCGCCCACGGTCTTGCCGCCGCCGGTGCCGGCGATGGCGGCGACGAAGGGGTTGGTGGCGGTCATGATGGCGGCCTGGCCTGGATGGGGCCTGATCTTGAGCCGGCGCCCAGGGCCTGGGTTACTCGATGGTGATAAAGTCCTGGCTACCATCGCTGTCACCTCCTGGCATGATGATCTGAATCTCGCCCACCGGGGGTGCGCCGCCGTCGTCGCGCCAGAACCGGCCCAGCAGGTACTTGAGCAGGTGGGTGTTGCCGTCCATGGCGGACTCGAAGGCCACGTCCTGGAGCTGCTGGAGGCGGGAGGCCCGCGCGGCTTCCCACTCGGCGGCGAAGGTGGGGTCCTGCTCGGCCCATACGTAGGGCAGGGTGCGATCGATGGTGATGTCTCGGCACACCTGGGCCACTTTCTTGCCGGCGCGTATGCCCTGAATGAAGGCACGCTTCCTAGTTGCGGTGGTTGACTTCGGCATGGTTCGACAGGCTCACCATGAGCGGGCTCGTGAGGTTAGCCTTGGGGTCGTGGCCGTTGGTGGGCGCAGCGGGTTTGGCTTGGGGCTTTGGCTGGTTGCCCCAGGGCACCTCTTCTAGCTGGCGGCTGGTGCGCACCTCGTTGATGGTCAGGACGCCTTCCTGGAGGTAGGCGACCTCGCGGCGCAGGCGGGCGTCTTCGGGTTCGCCCAGCACCTCGATCACGGAGAAGTCGAACTCCACCTGGTGGAGGGGGTAGCCGAGCTGGGGCAGGAGAAAGTTGTTGATGCGGTCCTGATAGAGGTGCGCCTGGGGCATGACGGTGTTGCGCCAGAACGCTCGTTCGAAGAGGTCGGTGTTGGCCAGGGTGGCGTAGCGCAGGAGGCCGAGCATGGTCTCGGGCACGCGGAAGACTCGGGCGGCGTCGCCGACGCTCCAGTACAGGCTCTCCAGGAACTCCATGTCGCGTTGGGAGAAGGCCAGCTTCTCGACGCCGCGGATGGAGCTGGCGATGGCGGGGCGGCGCATGCCCACGGGCCCGGAGTAGCGGGTCTCCCAGCGCTTGTAGAAGGCCTCCACCTCGGTCTCGGTGAGGGTAGGCTCGGCCATGAGCAGGAAGTCGGGCACCGAGGCGTACTTGAAGGTGTTGCGGTTGTAGCGCAGGGCGTCCAGGCCCATCTCGATGGACAGGCGGGAAGGGGCGATGGGGGACAGGCCGGTGCGCTCCTTGAGGGGGTTGAACAACGTGAATGGCACCACCTCGTCGGGGAGGTAGGCCACCTCCTTGCCGTCCTCGCCGGTGTAGAGGTAGCCGCGGATATAGTTGCTGCGGGGGCCCGTGCCGGGCAGGATGGTCATGCGGTCGGGGCGGACCGGCCACAGCTCGCGGGCGCCCTCTTCGCCTTCCTCGATGGTCCAGAAGGCGCGGCCCCAGAGGAGCAGGTAGGTCTCGGTGGCGCGGCGCAGCTCGCTGGCGGTCATCCAGGGGTTGGGGCGGTCCAGCAGGGTGCGCAGCGGGTGGAGCGGCTCGATCTCCCGCTTGGTGCCGTCGGCGAAGCCGCGGTAGACGCGCCAGGGCACTCTGGCCAGGGAGTCGGCGCGGACCTGGACGGCGGAGTACACGGGGACTGACGAGGCATAGTACTGGGCGTACTCGGTGGGCGCCCAGTCGTGGCCGACGCCGAAGTGCTGCTCGTGGGGGGTGACGTCCACCGCGGAGGCGCGGGAGTTGGCTTTCAGCCAGGGCAGGCGCCATTTCATAGCTACACCTTTGGGCGACGCATGCGTCGCCCCTACACCATCAGTCGTTTGTAGGGCTGCAGGAGCTTGTCCAGGTACTTGTCTACGGCCGGGGCGTTGGGGTCAAAGGTGGGGTCCTTCTGCCAGAGGGCGGAGGCGAGCTCCAGGGCGGCGCGCTCCACGCTGGGGGGCACGCGCAGGATGCTGATGGCGGTGCCGCTGGCGTGGCTCTGTGCACCTGTTCCGTTCATGACGCGGACGACGGTGAGGTCGTTGCCGGAGATATTGGTGATGAGCAGGTGCTCGGCTGAGATCAGCAGGGTCTGGCCGATGGCGAAGGCGGCGCCGCTGCTGACGGTGAGGGTTACGTCGGAGCTGGTGAAGGTCTCGTTGACGGTGGCGCCGGAGGCCTCGGCGTGCTCGCGGTAGCCCCAGCGCCCCACGATCTGGTAGTTGTTCTGGCCGGGCAGGAAGACCTGTTTGGTGCCCCGCGCCAGGGCCAGGATTGACGTGTAGGGCCTTCCCCAGGCTTTGGTGGGTTGGGCGTTGGCGGGGAGCAGCAGGAAGTCGGTGGCGGCCCAGGAGACCTCGTAGACGCCATCCACGTCCTCGTCGGCCTTGAGGGTGGCGACCGCCACCAGGTCCGGGGTCAGCAGCTCGTTGACCTCCTTCTCGATGTTGAAGGTCAGCGTCTCGGTGCGGGGGATGAAGGTGCGGTTGCAGCGGGCGTCTACCACGTCGGCGCAGGCGGCGAGGAGCTCCCAGAGCGCGTCGTCGAAGGTCGTGCCGGCGGCGGGGTCGTCGAGGAAGGCGCGGTTCTTGAGCTTGGTGAGGTCTCCGTAGAGACTGCGGTAGGCTTCTCGGGCCATTAAACCCCCCTTAGTAGCCAGCGGCCGGTGAGTTTGCCGGGCTGGAGCTCCAGGTCGATGCCCTCGATGAAGTAGTCGGCGTCGGGCCCGCCGTTGGTCCAGGAGAGTGTGATGCGGTCGCCGATGACCCGGTGCACGAGCTGGAGCAGGTTCTTGTAGTGGCCGTGGCCGGGGATGGTGATCTCCAGCAGGGTCTTGGTGTCCTTGAGGCGGGCCAGGCGGCGGTCCGCGGCGGTCTTGATGGCGTCGTAGTAGTCGATCCAGCGGGTTTCCACCTTGTGGCTGCGCACGCCGTGCTGGGTCTGGCTGGTGGCGTCGGTAGCCTGGTACACGGTGTCCTCCTCCTGGAGGTAGGCGCTGCTGGCCCGGAGCTTCAGCAGGGTGACGAACACGGTGCCGGCGTCGTTGTTGGTGACTGAGATCATTGTCCCCTTGCCGGCGTAGTTGGTGGTGTCGATGGTGACGGCGAGCTGGGCGGTCTTGTCGGTGCCGAGGCCGTCGGCCTGGGTGTTGCCGGTGTAGTCGGTGGTGGCCACTGGGGTGATGATGGAGTCCACCGCGGCGTACTTGGTGGACTCGGCCAGGAACTTGCGGGTCAGGCCGGTGGGGATGGCCGGCACGTCCCGCAGCTTCCACACCTGCTGGGTGCCCTGGTTGGGCGGGTTGCTGAAGGCGACCGAGACGTCGTTCTGCACCAGCTCGGAGCCGTCCAGGAGCTTCAGGTTGTCGAAGTAGGGAGCGCTGGCCAGGGAGTCGTTGATGGTGGCGCGGCTGGTGGCGTGGGCGCCGGCGGCGCGGTGGCTGGAGGCCTCCAGGACGATGAAGCCGCGGCCATCCTGGTAGAGCAGGCCGTCCTCTTCGTCCTGGCAGGCTCGGAGACCCTTTAACGCGGTGTCCCACAGGGGTTTGGGGTTGCTGGCTCCCTGGTTGCTCATGAGCGTCTGCCCCGCCTCTAGCTCGCGGTCGTTGACGCTAAAGCCGGCGGCGGTTAGCACCGAGTCCATGATGGCATCGGTGCTCAGGAGCGCGCCGGCGATCTTCATGTACAGTCGGCGGGTGTCCAGCACCACCAGGTCGTCGGCCAGGCGGAGCTCGCAGGTCTTTTCCTTGGGTCTGAGCGTGGGGACGAACTCCTGGAGCAGGCCGTAGAAGAGGCTGCGCCAGCCGCCGAAGTCGTCCCAGCGGTCTGTGTTGGCCACCCCACTGTGCCAGAGGCCGTGCTTGGTGGCGGTGAGTTGGGTGGCCTGGGTGCCTCCGCCGTCCAGGATCTCCCGGCGGGAGAAGGCGCCGGTGTCCAGATCGGTGGCGAAGGCGCGGATGGCGCCGCCGTGCAGGTGGATCTCGATGAAGTAGTTGACGCCGGCGGTGAGGGCCGTGCCGCTGCGGATGGTGGTGTTCACGCCGGCGGCGCGTTGCACCAGGATGGTGTTGGCGCTGCCGAACTTGATGGCCAGGTAGTTGTTGGTGTCGGTGAAGCGGAGGACGACGCCGGCGCCGGCGTTGGTGTTGCGCTGGAACACAAAGCCCAGGTGGGGGTCGGAGTCCAGGAACTCGGTGGTGTAGATGGCGTCGTCGCCGCTGCCCACGACGGCGCGGACCTGGTTGGTGTTGATCTCGAAGGCGCGGCTGCTGGCGTTCTGCTTGGTCCAGCTGAAGTTGGCGTCGTTGGTGAAGAGCAGTCCGGAGAGGTCGGTGGCGTCGGCGCCGGTGAAGTTGTCCAGGGGGTAGGCCAGGCGCAGCCAGGCCCGGCGGCCGGCCTTCAGGTTGCCGAAGAGGGGCGAGTTGGTGTTGGCCGGGGTGTACGTGCCGGTCTGGTTCTTCAGCGTCATGTTCAGGGTGGCCGGCGGGTAGTAGCCGGATTTCATATCCGGCCACTGGCGCCATTCCAGGCGCAGCAGGTCGGTCAGCACGTCTTCGTTGGCGACTTCGCCGATGAGGGCGTCGTTGTCCCAGTTGACGTAGGGCTTGATGGTGGGTTTTACCATGTTGTGACCGTGACGGCGCCGTCCTGGAGGAATATGGCCTCAAATGTCTGCCGGCTCCCTGGGCCTTGCAGCACCCGGTAGGTGCGGCAGTAGAACTCGCCGGTGAGCTTGACCTGGCCGGTGCGCTTGCCGGCGGGGCCGTAGGAGATGGTGCCTACCTTGCCGGGCAGTCCCGACAGCACCGTGTGGCTGCCGGTGGTGGCCCGCTGGTGGACCAGGCCCCGCAGGACTACCTCCTGGCGCTCCAGGCCTGAGGCCTGGCGCTCTCCGGTGTCGTCCACGCCGGTGACCACCTCGGGGGCCACGGCGCGGCCAAAGCCCGAGACCAGGGTGACGTAGGGCGACAGGTTGCGGGCGACGCCGGCGGAGTCGTCCACCTCGATGTAGTGGCGGGGCGGGCGGTGGTTCGACAAGCTCACCATGAGCGGGTTTCTGCGTGTGGTCATTTGGTTAGCCACAGGGCGGCGGCGAGGGCGACGAAGCCCAACTGGGCGGTGAGCAGGGCGGCGGTGAGCCAGGCGTAGACGCGGGTGGCCCCCTCCAGGCGGGCCATGCGGGTCTCCAGGGTGGAGTACTTGTCCACCAGGTTCTGGAGCTGCTGGGTGGTTAGGCGGATTTCAGGTTGCATTGGGGTCAACTATGCCGTGTTGACTCCCTGAATCTGGTACTTGTAGGCGGGGGTGGTCCCGCCAGCCCCGTGCATGGTGGAGATAATCAGCTTGGCGATGGCGCCATCGGGGTTCTCCTCAGTGACGAACTCCTCATTCACTGCTACCACCAGGCCGTTCAGCTGGTAGTACCACTGGGTCTTAGGCTGCGCGGGATCCATCTCTGGGATGGTGATCCGCTGTAGGAGCTGGTGTATCTGTAGCCGCTGATGGAATACCTCGACCACGGCTCCGGAGCGAGAGCGGTCCACCGGCAGCGGCTTTTCCAGCTCGTAGGGGTAGGGGGGAAAGCCCTGGTTTCCAGATCCGTCTCCAAAGGGGTCTTCAATCATGCGGGTGTCAATCATTCCCACATTACGAGCACCGTAGGCCTGGAACATAAACCGCAACACGGGGACGAAGGGGTGGTGGCCAGGGTCTTCATGCTCCCAAAAGGGGACTGTGGTGTGATACCCGATGCGGTCATTCAGGCCCGACCGGTTGGCCCAGCGGCCAGCTCCCACCTGGTGGCCGTTCTTGACGTACTGGGGCTGTATCGGCAGGTCGGGCACCGAGATGGGAGACATCAGGAATGTCCATAGACGTGAGTGGTCGGGCGAATGGACTCGAGTCTGGTAAATGTCGAAGGGACGAAGGTCTGGTTGTGTCATCTTCTACCTCCCTTGGCTAGAGCTTGATTAGGGCCATCCAGGATCCTTGGCGCATTGTGGTGTTCTCGGCGGTGGCGGTGGCCTGGGCCCATTGCAGCTGGATGTTGCCGGCGGTGCCTCCGACGATTACTACTCCGGCGCTTACCATGCCTTTTTGTTGTCCGGCGCCAATGTTCTGGGTTAAGGCGCTGGCTTCAGTTTCCTCCGCCGTGGCCGCGGTGCCTAGGTTGTTAATGCTGTTCCAGGACATTGACGTGCCGGCGGGCACCGACCAACCTATTTTTAGGTCGGGAGTGGCGGTGACCGAGGTGCCCCTGGTGAACAGGAGCATTATGTAGCTTTGGTTGGCCTCCACCGCCAGGACCAGATGGTCGTCGTTCTGGAGCACGGAGCTGTTGTTGACGATCTCGTCAGCGGTCTTGGTTACTCGGAGGAAGTTGTCGTTGGCCCAGATGGCGTCGGTGCCGTCTGACTTCAGGAGCTGGCCGGCGGCGCCCAGGGCCAGGCGCTCGGCGGCGGTGGCGCCGCGGCGCACCAGGTCGCCCCGGGTAGTCATGATGCCCAGCTTGTGCTGGTGGTCGCTGCGGGGCAAGGTGGTGGCGGTGCCGTCGGCCTCGGTGCCCTCCACGTCCAGCGGGTAGCCCGCGCCGCCGAAGGCCAGGTCTCCCCACTTGACGCCGGCGGCCGCCACTGAATCGGCCTCCAGGCGTTGTCCGTTGG